CGGCGAGCGGAAGGTCAATCGTCCGAGCAGGAGGACATCTCGGTTCGGTGACGGCGGTGTGTACGAGCATGGCCTGAACACGCGTGCCATCCAAGACTACGCGGACCAAGGCAGCGCCGCCCGGTTCTTCCCGGCGCTCGGCTACGAGCCCGGCGAGCTGCGCCTGTTCTACAGCGGCAAGGCGAGCGGAGCGGAACGGGACTATGGGCTGGACGGGCTGCCGCCGCAGGAGCGCGAAGGCAAGTACGGCTCGATCCAGGACGGTCGCACCGCTTCGGGGACGGACTATGACCGCGGCCCACTGCGCAACCACCATCCCACGGTCAAGCCCGTCGCGCTGATGCAGTGGCTGTGCAAGCTGGTGACCCCGCCCGGCGGTGTCGTGCTCGACTGCTTCGCCGGAAGCGGTTCGACCCTGGTCGCGGCCTCGCGGCTGGGGCTGCGTGCCATCGGGATCGAGCGTGAGGCGGAATATTTCACTTTGGCAGCGGAAAGGCTCCGCAACGACGCGCCGCTGCTGACCGCGCCGGAGCCGGCGGCCGAGCCCGCCGAGCCCGCGCCCACGCCCGAGCCGGCGCAGTGGGCGCTGTTCGGCGAGGAGGACGCCGCGTGAAGCAGGCGGCGGCGGGCTGGTGGCTGCCCGACAACGATACCCACTTCGCCGGGCTGGGCGACCTGATCCTGTACCAGCAGGTGGCCTTCGACGCCGCCTTGCGCCGGGTGCCGAAGGCTCGCCGCCGGCTGGCGGTCGACGTCGGCGCGCATGTCGGCACCTGGACCGTGCGCCTCGCCAGGCTGTTCGACGAGGTGGTCGCGATCGAGGCCGACCCGAGCAACCACGACTGCCTGCGGCGCAACCTGGCGGATCGGCAGATCGGCAACGTCGAGCTGGTGCGCGCCGCGGCCGGCGCGGTCGAGGGCGTCGGCCATGTCCGCCGCGTCTGCCCGACCAACAGCGGCGATTGCGCGGTCGATCCCGGCCCCGGCGACGGCACCGCTCCCGCGGTCGGCATCGTGCGCCTCGACGATCTGTTGGCGCCCCGGCCGGCGGTCGACTTCCTCAAGCTCGACCTGCAGGGCGGCGAGCTGTCGGCGCTGCAGGGGGCGCAAGCCACGCTCGCGCGGCACCAGCCCGTGGTGATCTGCGAGTTCTGGAAGGATCTGGGTCCAGATCCGGACGTGCTGGCGCTCATGGCCGCGCATGGGCTGCACCCGGTCGAGCGCATCCGCGGCGACCTGATCTACGCGCCAACCGGCGGCAAGAAGGAGGCGGCATGAGACTCCGGGTCTTTATCGGCTACGACGGTCGCGAGCACGAGGCCTGGCGGGTCTGCGCCGCCTCGCTGGTGCGCCGGACCTCGATCGACCTCGAGGTCACGAAGCTCGACGATCATCAGCTGCGGGCGCAGGGGCTCTTCTGGCGCAAATGGCGCCGCGACGGTCAGGTCATGGTCGACGAGCTCGACGGGCGACCGTTCTCGACCGCGTTCGCGTTCACGCGGTTCCTGGTCCCCGCCCTGTGCCGGGCCGACGACTACCGCGGCTGGGCGCTGTTCGTCGACTGCGACATGCTCTGGACGGCCGACATTGCCGGTCTGCTGCCGCTGCTCGACCCCGGGAAGGCGCTGATGTGCGTCCAGCACCAGCAGACGATCGCGGCCGACGGCGGCACCAAGATGGACGGGCAGCCGCAGCAGGCCTATCCCAGGAAGAACTGGTCGTCGTTCATGGCCTTCAACATGGCCGACCCCGTGCACGACGCGCTGTCGGCGCCGAGCGTCAATCTCGAGGAGGGTCGTTGGCTGCACGGGCTGTCCTGGCTCAAGGACGAGCAGATCGGCGGCCTGCCCGAGACCTGGAACTGGCTCGAGGGCTACAGCTCGCCGCGGGCGCCGGATGATCCGCCGGCGGTGGTCCATTTCACCCGGGGCGGTCCGTGGTTCGCGGGCTGGCAGGACGTGGCGTTCGCCGAGCGGTGGCGGGAGGAGCGCCGCGCGCTCGAGACCGATCAGACCCTGGGCGGTGCGGTGGCCACGCTGCTGGCGGGCGAGGAGGTGGCGGCGGAATGACCGCGCGCGGCACGCCGGGCGTGGCTGTCCTCGGCGCACAGGTTGAGCCCGTCGCGCCGGCCATGCACGCCGCGCAGATCGAGCGCCTCGAGCGGGTGGCTGGCGAGCCAGGCGACGATCTCGCACCCGGTCGCCGGCCGGACCGCGGCGATCAGCTTCGGCAGCACGGCCGAGTGGTTGGCGATGTCGATGGCGCGCGACTTCTGGCGCCGCGGCAGGCCGCGATACCAGGCTTCCCGCGCCAGCCACGCGGCGATGCTGCGGCGACGCACCAAGGCCAGCGGCGCCAGGCGCTCGGCCAGCCCGTCGTTGGGCCCCTGGCGCACCCGCACGGTGATGCGGGTGTCATCGTGCAGCGTGACGGTCGCGAGCACGAACAGCCCCTCGCCGAACAGGTACAGCAGCGGCCAGCACGGCTCGCTCGCGGCGGTGACGGCCCGCAGCGCCTCGACCAGATCGGGCAGCGCCGCGCGGATCTTCGTGTTCTGATGCAGATGCCAGCCGGCGACGCCGGCGGCGGGTTCATCGGCTGGCTCGGGAGACGTGACCAATGACGGTAACCCTGATTCTCGAGACGGGCCAGATCGTCAGCGGCGCCAATTCGTACGCCGACCGGACTTTCGCCGACGCCTTCCTGGATCGCAACATCTACGCCGATGGCTGGGTCGCGGCGACCACGGCCGACAAGGAGGCCTGCCTGGTCTGGGCGACGCAGCTGCTCGACGATGGCGTGGTCTGGGTCGGGCAGCGGGTCAGCGAGAGCCAGGCGCTGGGCTGGCCGCGCTACCAGGTCTGGGACCGCGACGGCTACGCCATCGCCTCCAACGTGGTGCCGACCCAGGTCCAGCGCGCGACCAGCGAGCTGGCACGGCTGCTCCTGCTCAGCGACCGGACCGCCGAGGCCGAGACGCTGGGCTATTCCGAGCTCGAGGCCGGACCGCTGCGGATCGCCTTCGATCGGCGCGACCAGCAGAAGCCGGTGCTCACCGCCTCGGTGCTGAGCATGCTGCACGGCTTGATCGAGGGCGATACCGCCGGCCGGGTGCGCTTCGCGCGGCTGGCCCGCACCTGAGGTGGCGACGCGCCGGGTGCTCAGGACGGTGCCGGCGCGTCCCTTGCCGCCCGAGCCGACCGGCGACACGCCGGTTATCGGCATGCCGGGCCAGCGTCGGCCACGCGCCTACGGCAGCACGCGGCTGCAGGTCTACCTGTGCGGCGGGCACGGCAACCGGCTGGCCTGGGCGTTCGCCGAGGGTGCCCGGGCGCGGCTGTGCGAGCTGGCCGAGCCGGCGCGGTCGGGTTGGGACGTCTGGCTGTGGGGCCTGTTGCGCGGCACGCTCGAGGTGATCGCCGCGGCGCGGCTCGGCGGGCAGCCGTGGTGGTACGCCGACCACGCCTATTTCCTGCGCGGGCATGCCACGGCCAACTACCGCGTGACGTTGCGCGGCTGGCAGCTCAGCCGGCGGCTCGACGTGCCGGGCGATCGCTGGCGCCGGCTGGCGCCGCACGTGCCGGTGCGGCCCTGGCGCACGGGCGGCCATCACGTGCTGGTCTGCCCGCCAACCTGGCCGGTGCTGCAGGCGACGGCGGCGGGCAACTGGCTCGAGGAGACGCTGGCCGAGCTGGCGCGGCACACCGACCGGCCGATCCGCGTGCGCCACAAGCACCAGATGGGCAACCCGCCGTTGAGCGCCGACCTCGCCGACTGCCACGCGCTGGTGACCCAGCACAGCGTCGCGGCGATCGAGGCGGCGCTGGCGGGGATACCGGTGGTCGTGGCTCCCTCTAGTGCTGCCGCGCCTGTTGGGCTAATGGATCTCTCCATGGTGGAGAGCCCGGCTTACCCCGACCGCGAGGCATGGTTGCACAGCCTGGCCTACGGCCAGTTCCATCTGGATGAGTTCCGGTCGGGCGCGGCGTGGCGCATCCTGCGGGAGACCCAGCGTGGCGTTGCGTGACGTCTTCCAGCGCGCCGCGCTGACCATCCGCACCGCGTTCGACGACGTGCCGGTCAGCGTCTCCTATTATGCCCACGCCAGCACGGTCTACGACCCCGACGCCGGCAACCTTGTGGTGTACGAGACCCTGGCCAGCGCCGTGCCGGTCTTTTTCATCGACTTCAGCACCGCCCAGGTCGACGGGCAGAACGTGCTGGCCGAGGACCGCCTGGTGCTGATCGCGGCGCTCGACCTGCCGACCGCCTACACGCCGAGCGTCAACGACCGGCTGGTCGAGACCGCCACGGGCGAGGCCTGGGCGGTGCAGCGGGTGGCCACCGACCCTGCCGATGCCCACTACCAGCTGCAGGTGCGCAAATGATCGCGGACCAGGCCACCTTCGTCGCCGCCTACGTGGCGCGCTGTGGCCACCGCCACCGCGACCCGCAGCGGGACGCGGCGATCTTCTGGGCGCGCCGAGACGGCGCCACGCTCCGGAACGTCGCCGAGCGGCACGGGCTGAGCCAATCACGCGTCCGGCAGATCATCGCCCGGATCCAGCGCATCCTGCGCCACCCGAAGCATCGGGGAGGCCTGGGCGATGCCGCCACGGCATGAGAACCAGCTGCACCAGTTCGGCGCCGACCTCGACGCCTTCGCCAAGCTGATCGACGTGCAGCTCGGCACGGTGGTGCGCAAGGTCGCCGTCGACCTGCACGACAAGATCGTGCGCCGGACGCCGGTCGACACCGGCCGCGCCCGGGCGAGCTGGACGATGAGCCTCGACACCCCGCAGGGGGCGGGCGATCCCGGCCCGGTGCAGGACGCCAAGCCGGCGCCGCCGGACCCGGCGGTGCTCAGCGCGCTGCAAGCCGACCCCTACCGGCAGGTGTGGATCTTCTCGAACGTGGTCTACATCCTGGCGCTCGAGCACGGGCATTCCAAGAAGGCGGCGCAGGGCATGGTGGCGATCAGCCTGGCCGAGGCCGAGGCTGAGATCGACCGCGAGATCGCGAGGCGGTCATGATCGGGCGCATACCTTTGCGGGACGGTCACGAGCACGACGCCCTCAGCCGCCGCGGCAAGCGGCTGATCCGCTGGCGCGCCGGCGTGCGCAAGTGGATCAAGCACAGCTACCGGCGCCGCTGCCGTCGGCTGGCACGGCGCGCGCTGGAGAGCTTCGCATGACCACGGACTGGGGCGAATTGCGACGCGTGGTCGAGAACCGCTTCCAGGCGCAGTGGGCCAGCACGACGCCGGTCAAATGGGACGGCGTGCCGTTCATCGAGCCCGCCGGCCGGGCCTGGGTGGCGCTCTACCTGCTCGACGGCGCCAGCAGCCAGATCAGCCTCGAGACCACCCCGCGCTACCGCGATGTCGGCGTGGTGGTGAATCAGATCTTCGTGCCGCAGGACGGCGGCACGCAGGAGGCCCGGCGGCTGGCGGCGCTGGCGGCGGCGGTCTGGCGCGGCTGGACCGCGGCGGTCGGCGCCACCGGCTGGCTGTGGCTGCGGGCGCCGAGCCTGTCGCGTGTCGGCGAGAGCGCGGGATGGCTTCAATACAACGTCAGTTGCGGGTATCGTCTCGACCGCAAGCCGTGGGCGTCCTGATCGAGGATTAGGTCGCTTCACGCTTGATCGCCGGGCGAGGCCCGGCACACCGCAGGCCTGGGGGGCTGGCGGGTCTGATCCGACCGCCGCGGGCTCGAGCCGAGCCCCGATCAGGAGCCCCCGATGCCCCAGGCCGATGCCAATCGCGTCAAAGTCAGCTACGCCGCCGAAGCTACCTTCGGCTCGGCCGCCGTCAGCGGCTTCAAGGAGCTGCCGATCAACTCCAGCCGCCTGGCGCACGCCAAGCGGACGGTGCTCAGCGCCCGGCTGCGCAGCGACCGGCAGGTGCCGGGGATCATCGAGGTCGGCGCCAACGCCGAAGGCAGCATCCCGTTCGAGCTGAGCTTCAGCGACTTCAACCCGTTCCTCGCCGCGGCGGTCGGCGGAACGACGTCGTCGTCGACCATCACCAATGGCACGACGGATACCTTCTTCACCCTGCAGGAGGAATTCCAGGATATCGGCGGCGGGCTGCAGTTCACCGGCATGCACGTCGGCACCATGAGCCTCAACATCGAGGCCGAGGCGATCGTGACCGGGGAAATCGGCTTCGTCGGCAAGGAGGCCGTGGTGTTCGCGTCGGGCGCGGCGGTGGCAGCCTCGGTGGCCTCGACCAACCCGATCTTCAACGCCACGGCCAATGTCGGGACCCTGTCGGAAGGCGGCGGCACCCTGTCGAATGCCATTCGGTCGCTGACCATCAACATCAACGCCAATCGGGCGCCGCGGCCGGCGGTCGGCCACCGGACGCCGATCGGCGTGCGTGGCGGCCGGGTCGAGGTCACCGGCAGCATCACCGCCTATTTCGAGAACCAGACCCTGTTGAACAAGTTCATCCAGCACACGGCCACCAGCTTGAGCGTGCCGTTGACCGACAGCGCCGGTCATACCATCACCATCAATATCCCGTATCTGTTCTATTCTGGTGGCAGTCCCGACATACCTGGCGTCAACGAGGACGTCATGCTCACCATGGATTGGATGGCGCAGCGAGATCCATCCACGGGCAACACGATTACTTTCGTGATGGGCTGAACGCGTGACGGATCTCCGCAAGCTCGCCGTCTACCGGCGCTGGAAGACCGACCCGACCGCCGAGCGGCACGGGATCTGGGTGGTCATCGATGGCGTGCGCTACCGCATCGCCCGCCACGGCAACCCGGACTTCCAGGCGGCGCTGCAAAAGGCCAGGACCCGGATCGCGCAGAACGGCGAGGCGATCTCGGATGTCCTGGCGCAGGAGGTCTACACCCAGGCGATGGGCGAGGCGCTGATCCGCGACTGGGACGCCGAGACGTTCAAGGACACGGACGGCAACCCGGTGCCCTACAGCCCCGA